AGATTCACCAGATCGATGAGCAGTTCGCCGATGCGGCGGGCCTGGGCAACATCATTCAGGGCCGCGGCGAGTCCGGCGTGCGCTCCAAGGGCCAGGCCGATCTGATGGCGCGGCTTGGCGCCTCGCGGCCGAAGGAACGCGCCACGGCGGCGGAAGAGGCGGCCGAAGAGGTGGCGCGTTTGATCCTGCGCACCACGCAGGATCATTCAAAGCAGCGTTTTTCGGCGCAGATCCCCGATGAAAAGGGCTCGAAGGAATTGAGTTTCATCGCCGAGCAGTTCACCCGCGACTACGAGGTGAAGGTGGATGCGCACTCGAGCTCGCCGGTGTTTGTTGAGGATCGCAAGAAGGATGCCAACGAATTATTCGAGGCGAAAGCCATCGATCGCGAGACGCTGCTCGAAATGTACGATCCGCCAAATTTGCCGGAATTGAAGGAACGGCTTAAAGTAATCGAGAAGCAGGAGGCGGCGGCTCGCGAAAAAGAGCTGCAGGCCGAAGCGCAGGGCGTCAAGCGAGGTAGGAAATGATGCGATCGTCACACCAGCCGGGCGGCGCGTTCAAGCGCAATTACAATCGGCCCCCGACGGGGCGATTCGGCGTGCGAATGAACCGCGCTCGCATGTCGCGCAGCAAGTCACGCGGCTGAAGTTTTCGGAGTATGGCTGCTCTCCCAAAAAGTGGCCCCTAGCAGCAGGAGAAGCGCATGGCTCGTCGGCACCGTCGCGGCAAGCGCCGATAGTCCCCGGCAGGGACTGAAGGTGAGGGGCGCTTGACCCGCCCCTTGTGTTTACGGCCAGGAGAGTTGGAATGGCACCAGTGGGAGCAGCTCGCGGCAAGGCTCGCGGCGGGCGCAATACGCGACATTACGGGAGGCACTGATATGGCGCTCACACCCGGCAGACGCGGTGGTGGCGGGCGCTATGCGCGCCGCCAGAAACGCCGCAGAGGACGCTGATATGGCAGGGCATGCTCGAGCTTACAAGCGTTCGCGGCGTAAGACGCGCTGATGAGCGTTCCCCCGGAGTTGTTGCAACGTTTAATGGCCGGCGGACAGGGCGGGGGTGCACCACAAGGTGCCGGTGGAATGTCTCCCATGGCGGGTTCCCCCCAGCCCGGAGCGACCGCCGGTGCCGCACCAGGCGCCGGCAGCACGGTGCAGCCCCCCGCTGCTGCACCGTTTTCTAAACCGCAGGACAAGCAGGGGCTGAAAGCCGCTGCGCGGACCAATCTCCATATCGCTTTGAACATGCTCGAAGAGGCATTGCCGGCCTTCGGTGGCGAGTCACCCGAGGGGCAGAAGATCAGCCGCATGATCGGCGAACTTGGCAAATTGTTCGGAAAGCATGATGATTCGGACCTAGTGCCCGCAGAAATCATGCACATGGTGCGTCAGTTGCCCCAGATGGGTGGTGGAACGGACGTGCAGCGTAAGATCCTGCAGCAGATGCAACAGCAGCAACCCGCGCCCCAAGGGCCGGCAGGAGCGTAGAAGTGCCAACACGGTATCTCGAGCCCAGCGGCGAGGGCCTGCGCAAGCCGACCGATCCTCAGAAGGAAAACGGTCAGATCATCAACCAGCCGCGGTTTGCCGAGCATGGTGGATTGGACAAGGCTTCGCGCATCGCGCAGAAAAATCCGTTCACCATCAGCAAACCCAATGGCGGGCGCCCGAGGTAAGTCATGCCTGAGACACTCGAGGATCTGACCACCGATCAGCTCCTGGCGCGAGCTCGCGCCATGGAGGGCAACGATGCGATGTTTCGCGCGCTGCTGACCAATCCCGAAACGCGCAGCACGATCCAGCGCGCCGTCAAGAAACTCAATCCTTCGCTGGTGATCCCCGAGATCGACGCCAAGGACTCGGTACTCGCCGAGCTCGCCGCCGAGCGCGAAGCGCGCCTGAAATTCGAGAATGAAGTGCGCGAGCGCGAGCTGCGTCGCTCGATCAGCGCCGAGAAAACCGGCGTGCAGAGCAAGTACCAGCTCACCGATGCCGATATGCTGGCTGTCGAAAAGCTGATGCTCGATGAGCAGCACCCGATTTCCACCTACGATGCGGCCGCGCGCGTGCACCTGGCGAGCAAGAAGCCAGCCACCCCGACGCCGGCCGCCCTGGTGCCGCCGACCTACACCATGCCCGAGAAAGAGGTATGGGGTGCAGGAATCGGCAATCCGGCGAAGTTGAATCGCATCGCGCTCGAAGAGGCGTATGGTGCCTGGAATGAGATCATGGGCGGCAAGGTAGAGGGGCTGGGGACCGCGCGCGCCGCTGCTCGATAGGGACTTTCGTTTTCATGTTCGGCGCCTGATTGACCGGCAGGCGCGACATTGTACAATCTTTAGGAGATTGTCATGCCGCAATTGGGCACAGGCGTCATTCCGCAGGGCGGGATCAATTCACTCGGCGGTGAGCTGCAGTACACCGTCCGCCGGGCGTTCACGAAAAAGCTGGTAGTCCAGCTGTACAACACCAGCCCGACTGCCGCGGCTTTCATCGCCAACAGCCAGCCGGCGACCGGTGGCGTGAGCTCGGTCACGATCCCGGCGCAGGGCAGTCAGTTCGTCAACATGCAGTGGGTGGGCTACGACGGATCATTCAACCAGCCAGGCGTGCAGCCGGCGGTCACCAATCTGGAATTCAACCTGAAAGGCGCGGTGATCCCGATCCCGTACCTGGGATTCGAGGGGCTGATTCAGGACAGCCACGAAATCATCCCGCTGCTCGCCGCGCGCATGAACGATGCCGGCAACGTGTACTGCGACGGTGTGGCGACCGCGCTGCTCAACAACACCACCAACGTGACGCAGCTGCTGGGGCTGCCGGCCGCCGTCGACGACGGTACCAATGCGCTCAACTACGGCAACCAGTCGCGTACCACCAATCCGTGGCTGAAAGCCAAGCGCTACGCCGCAGGCTCGGTGGCACCCACGCGCGCCCTGGTGGCGCAGTACATCACCGGCACGTTCAAGTATTGCGGCGAGCTGCCGACCTTCGGCCTTATGGGTCCGGCGACCTGGCAGACGCTGCAGAATGATTTTCTGCCGAACGAATCCTATGTAATCACCCCGGAAAAGGGCTTCGATACCGAGCCCTGGGGTGCACGCTCGGCATTCCGCGCCTGCATGGTGTCGGGGGTGCCGATCTACATGGATCCGTACATGCCCGAGGGCACCCTGTACCTGCTCAACACCGGGTACATGGCGTTTTACATTCACGAACGTGCGGCCTTTGCCTTCACCGGCTTTGAGTCCACACTGTCGAACATGCAGATCGGCTTCATCGGGGCGGTCATTTCGCTGCTCGAGCTGGTGGTGGCTAAGCCGAAGTGCACTACCGTGGTGACCGGCTTCACGTTCGTTGCGATCTGAGAGGGAGTAGGCCATGCCGTGGAACAAAATCTCGGGCCAGCAGAATCTGCCTGCTAACCCGTTGCCCATTGCCCTCGCGGCCGGCGAGTCATTCCTGCTGCCGCAGGGCCAAGGCATCGTCGGGCAGTTCGGCGGCGTTGCCGCCCCGCAGCTCGCGACCAACAACCCGCTGACCGGGCAATACATCGTCAGCCTGGGGCAGTACAGCGTGCTGCAGGTGTATGACAGCAACCTGAACTACTGGCGCACGGTGAACGTCTCGCCGATGGCGAGCATTCCGATCAGCGCGGACGGTCAGAATTTCCGCGTCGCCAATTCCACCGGCTGCCCGGTGGGCGCGATCATCACCACCAATACGCTGGGCGTGGCCAACGGCTTCTATGGCTACACGTCGCAGGGCGTCGCGCAAACCATCGTCAACGGTTATGCCACGACCGGCAATTCCGTGTTCACGATCACGCCGAGTGCGGGCGGCTCGCTGTGGAATTCGATCGTGGGTGGCGCGATCAACACCACGATCAGCTTCTCCGGCACGGTCTACAGCGGCAACCTGGGTGTCAATGGCACCTTTGGCGCGACCACCGGTGGCGTGACGGCAAGCGCCGGATCGAACTACACCCGCACGCCGATCATCGTATTCACGCCACCGCCGAACCAGGGCCAGCAGCCCTACATTCTGCCCACGGCAGTGTGCACGATCAGCGCCGGGGCCATTGCCAGCGTCACGGTGATTGGCCAGGGAGCGGGGCTCCTGGGGCTTCCGGGCATCACCGTGGTGCCGGCGCCAGGCGATACCACCGGATCGGGCGCTGTGCTCGGGTGGATCGCGGCCAACGATTCGATGGTCGGCAGCGGGCTGCTGACAGCCATGTGGCCGATCTTCTACGGCACGGCGCTGACCGCGGTACCTACGTTCACCTTCAGCCCGAGCGGACCTGCGGCAACGGCGATCATGAACTTCACGATCACTGCGTTCGGCGGATCCGCAGGTGTCGGCTATGGCACCACGCCGGGCGGCATCATCTTCGGTGGCATCGTTGCCGGCACGGCTGCGCTCGCCAATCCGCAGTATGACAAGGGGCTGTCGATCCCGATCCCGCCCCCGATCAACGTCGCCACCGGTACCGGTGTACCGTCACTGGCCGGCCCGTTCGGCGGCGTGAACTTTCAGGCCGTGCCGAGCTATGTCGCGATCCCCAACGGCACCGCGGCGCCCACCACGGCGAACACAAACACCTGCACGGTGGGCGGTGCGTCCGACACGTTCTACCTTTCCTCGATCTAACCCCAAGGGGGTTTGCCATGGTCCACATTTCACTTCTGGCCGCTGCCGAGCGGCTGCTCGATCAGGTGACGCACGAGACGCCGAAGGGCGCGAGCGTCGGTGTGCAGTTTCAGGCCGGCTCCTGGCAGGAATTCCGCCTGGCGGTGGCCCGCGCGCGCGAGAATCGCTCGCCGGGTGACGTGGCCGTGATCACGCAAGCGGATGCCGAAGAGCAGTCGCGCGTGGTAGCCGCGGCGCACCTGGCCGTCACCACTGCCGAAGCGGATCTGAAGCAGGCCGAAGCGGAAGCCTATGCTGCGGCGAAAAAGGCGCAGGCCGCCAAGGACGCGCTCGAGCTCGCGAAGAAGCGTGAGGCGGAAGTGGCCGCGAC